CCACCGGCGAGGAGTCGGCCGCCGAACTGCACCGTGTGGAAACGGGGTGCGACTTCTCCGCCGACCGATTATGAAATATTACAGTTTACACAAATGTTTATCCTACAATCGCTATCTTAACATTTTAATAGGCGGGCGTGGCATAGGCAAAACATACCAGCTAAAAAAGTATGTGATCGAGCAATATTTGAAAAGCAAAAGACAATTTGTATGGCTTCGGCGTTATAAAACAGAAATAAAAGAAGCCACAGATGGTTTTTTCACAAAGCATAAAAATAATTATCCCGGCCACAAATTTGAGATCAAGGGTAAAACCGCATATATAGACGGCGAGCAGGCAGGGCGATTTATCGCCCTGACGAACGCCGATATATTGAAAGGCTCCGATGATTTTTCAGCAGTAACAACAATCGTATACGATGAATTTATTATTGATAATAAATCGTCATTTCGGCGATATCTACCAAATGAATTAAGAGTATTCACCGACCTGCAAGAAACAATATTCCGAACACGGCAAGACGGTAAAGTGTTCATGTTGGCAAACGCCTTGTCAATGGTAAATCCATACTGTTTGGCATTCGGAATAAAATTTCATTATAGCCCATTATTCAAAAACGATTTAATATATGCAGAAATGCTATCCACCACAAATGAATTAGCATTCGCAAAAGCAACAACACCACAAAACAAATTAGCGACAAAATATCTACCCGAATACAATGACTACGCCAACAATGAATCATTCTTAAATGATGACTATTCACAAATCGAGCGAAAGCCTAAAGATTCAATTCAACTTTTTAATATTAAAACCAATAACAATATAATATATTTTTTCTTTTCTTCCAGTTCGCAAGCATTATACGCCTGCCGCGCAGGCGACCCTAAGACAAATCCATTGACTGTAAACAAAATAGCAGAAAACAACAGGCCGCACGCAGGAGCCGAATTAAAGAAGATTAAGTCCTTTGCAGTGGCGGGGCGATTGTTTTTTGAAAGTTTACAAATTAAAAGTGAAGTAGAGAAAATAATATATAACAGACTATGAAAGGAGTAAAACAAAATGAGTTTATCTGTCGAGCAAATCAAAGAAATTGTTGACCGTGTCGCAAAAGCGGAAGATGTAACCGAGATCGGTCCCGATCTTGCAACAATCACGGACACCTTTGTTGACTACGCAAGTGAGATTGAACGACTGACCGCCGATAATGCCAAACTTGTAGAGGACAACAACCGCATTCGTGAGATTAACGGTAACCTGATGATGAAAGTAGGAGAGAAACTTGAAGTTGAAAAGCCCAATAGTGACCCGCCTGCCAACGATGAAAAAACACCTGATGAAGTGATCGAGGAGTTAAAGGGGGAAGATTTTTTCGATGAGTTCTAATAAGAAAATGACCGAAGCCGCAAGAGCGCAAAAAACGCTGAATGCCGTTCGTTCTATGATGAGTGAATCCGCGCAGGCCGATGTTCCTGCTCTTGCCGAGGGTGACGATATCAGCAAATTCGCTAACCCGATCTTGAATTATAAGGCGCACACGAATGAATTTATTTCTGTTCTTGTGGATAGAATTATGTTTACAGCAGTTGAAGTAAAGCGCTATACCAACCGACTTGCGCGGCTGAAGAAAGGCCGCCCTTATCCGTTGGGAACCGATGTTCAGCAAATCTATGAAAACCCTGTCAACCCCATGGGCTACAACGGTGAGAATCTGTCCGGTATTTTGAAGCTGTACAAGGGTGACACCAAGGTAGCCTATTATAGCAGAAACCGGCAGGATGTGTTCCCGCTGTCTATCAACCGCGAGGAATTGATGGGTGCTTTTGTATCTTACGAAAAATTTAACCGTTTCGTATCTGCAAAAATCAACTCTGTTTTCTCCGGTAATGAGATTCGCGAATTCAATTTGTTCAAGCAGGCGATTGTTGACGCCTACGCAAACAATGTTGTTCTTGGCCGCAAAATGGCAATGCCTGCCACAAAAGACGAAGCGGAAGACATGGTTGCTACGATTCGCGAAACTGCCATGAATATGACATTCCCTTCCACCGCATACAACAACTATATTAACCAGCCCGGCGCAGTTGGTGACCCTGTGGAAACATGGTCGGAAGCTGACCGCATTGTAATTATTATTCGTTCAGATTTGATCAATAAGTTGGGCGTGAAAGTGCTTGCAATGGCCTTTAACATGGCCGAAGCTGATTTCCGGAATAACCTTATTGTAGTCGATTCATTCGATTATGACAACTACGATTTGGAGAACAGAAAGCGCACCGGGAAAACACTGTCCGATATTGGTTTTGTGATCTGCGATGAAGCGTTGTTCCAAGTTTATGACAATATACAAACCGCAGCCGAGGATTTCATTGGATCTTCCTTAACCTGGCAGTATTTCTTCCATGTTTGGCAAATTTACGGAATTTGTCCGTTTGCAAACGCTATGGTTTTTGAAGTGCCGAAAGCGGACGCATTGCAGGATTTGACAATCACCAACTTTAATAATCCAAGCGGTGAAAACTTTGTTGAACTGAAAGCGGCAGACGCTACGCAGACGGTTGACTATGCAACAATCCCCGCTGACTACAAGGTGAATAACATGCGCCTTGAATTTGAGCAAGTGCTTGAAAGTGCCGCCAAAGATAAAATCACCGCTGAAACGCTGGCTGATTATGTAACGATCACCTTTGATCCCACCGCAAAAACAATCACTTTCACCGGCCATTCAACCGCCGATAACTCGCACACGGCAACGGTTCTTTGCAATATTATTGCCGATGGGGTAGCAACCCCGGTTGCGGTGGTTGTAAATTTTACAGTTTAACCGTTATGCTGAAATACAAAAAATTCAATCATGACGGTAGTCTTGAATTTGATTGCCCTGCCGCTGGTGATTATGGGGTAAATTTTATTGAAACTCCACTCGAAACAGAATCAAGCGATACAAGAACCGTTCCCATTCTTTCCGGTGAAACATACGGAAAGACAGAAAAGATAGATGGGTTGTTACAACTTGTTGATGTTGCGTACGACAATGCAGAAACTGGCACTTTTGAACCGCTGGGCTACAATGCGCTTTCGCAAGTGAGCGCCAATGAGTGGATCAATCGTGGTTTTTATGATTTGGATGTATCAATCGCCGGTAAAAACAATGATCAATTCAAGGTCACAGTAAAATCAACCTATCTGCACGGCGTTGCTGGATTTCTTGATCTGCCGTTGATTTGCACTTATTGTTTATTTGTATATGACAATAAAGCAAATATTATAGGAAAATATGTTTTCAGCATTCGCGTGACGGAAAAAACATAAAAGGAGTAAAGACAATGGCAGTAACTAACCCAACAACACGATTGGATCTATTTACAGTTCCATGGGGCAAACCCGAGGAATGCCACGCCATTGTTGATTTCCCAACGGCGGCGGCGCAAGTCGCCGCCTTTGATGGTTTGGCGGCAAAAGGAGTTAGCGCAACAAAGTTTAACTATATCAAAAAAGATCAAGCGTTCAGGATAGAGGGAAACTTTGCACGCTTTGAAGCGTTCAATTATTGCCGCTATCAAAACCGCGATTTTGTAAATCGTCAGGGAAATAAAAAATGGTATTATGCGTTCATAGATCGTGTTGAATATATCGCGCAAGATATTGCAATGATTTATATTACAACAGATTACTGGCAAACCTACCAATTCAATATCACTTATTATAAGTCGTTAATTGCCCGCGCTCATGTGAAAAAAAGTGAGGACACCGTTGGCCGCTGGCTTCAACCTGAACCGGTGGGAGCGCCTGCCGATTATGAGAAGCAAATTTCTCTATTTGATGAAACAGAATGGGCGCCACTTTGGACAATGGTGTCCGTTTCAAAGCCCGGCAACCCTTGGGTTTATGGTGGTTATGGCGATGGGTCGTTAATGACTGGGCAATATAGTTGCTTTATTCATCAAGCGGACGATATACAAAAGTTAATCAATGAATTTGCCGGAGAGGTTGACCGCAGGCAAGATATTTTAACCTTTAAGTGTTTACCGCGTTGGGTTTATCAAACATTAAAAAGCGGGGGCTGGTTAAACTCTGTTTCGGCTGGTGGGGTTGATTTTGAATACATTTCAACTAATTATCTTTGCACACAAACGGCGAATGCGGGGTTGAGTGGATCAACGCTTGCATGCGGATATACACCGCGAAACAAAAAAATGCTAACTTCCATGTGCCGAGTTTATGTTGTTTACAATTATAACGGATTCAGTCAACCGTTACGCCCTGAATTTATTTCGGGGAATTCAATTAAGATGAAGATTGAAATGAAGCCGATTGCAACAAATGTTTTCAAGTTGAAATTTACGAATTATGCAATGCCGGCTGAATCAGTGTTCGATGTGCCATACGGATGTGAAATGCAAATCGGCTACAATGAAAATGCCGGCGTTCAAGGAACACTTAATCGTTTTGGCTCCGTGTTGAATGCGGCGGGGGCTGTGGCTGGTAGTGCCGTAAGCCTTGGGGCAAATATTGCAACCGGTAATGTTGCCGGAGCGATCAACTCCGGGGTTGGTGCAGTTGGTTCTATCTTCAATGCTTCAAGAGATATTGCAACAGCTTTTAATTCAAAAGTGGCAACAAAAGGTTCGCAAGGTGATTCAACTTCCATTTCAAGCGATAACTGTGTTTTTAGGTTGGTTGACTGTTCCCCTTTATACAATGAATGCGGGCCGATTGATGACTTTTTGGATCTGTATGGCTATGCAATCAATGAATGGGGTAAAATTTCCAGTTGGAAAGACACACGGAGCAAATGGAATTATTTACAAACAGTTGATTGCAATATCAAAGTGAACGCGCCTGCGCCGGAAGCCGCTTTAATTCGCGGCATGTTTAACACCGGGGTCACAATTTGGCATTCTATTTCAGATTTTGGGAATTATTCCCTAAATAATGATTAAAAAGGGGGGTGATAATATGGAAAATCCTGCAAATACAAAGCCTTTTGCACTTTATCACAGTCCAGCAACAAACGGAACGTTTGCCGGACAATTCAATTCAATCTTAACTGCGACACAATTAAACCAAATTTATCAATGCTACTTTATGAACATTGCCGCCACAGTTTTTGAGTGGGAAAACCTGCCGGACACGGTGGACGCGGACTTTTTAGAATTCGCATTGATCCAAGACGGAAAGGCCGCATTCTGTAATGATCGCGACAGGGGCTTTTTAGGACTACGCGCGGCAGATCAATCTGTGTTGAATCTGTATGGTTATCCGGTAAAGATCAATGGCTATGGCATAAACTTCAACCAAGAATACAATGCAGACGAATTTGTGCTGATTAAAAATAATCCAATGTGGACACCAACTTTATTTTACATCAATTATTTTGTGGATAAGATCGCAAAAACCCAACAAATCATTGATATAAATGTAAATGCACAGAAAACGCCGGTAATTCTAAAAGGCACTGCAAATCAAAAGTTAGCCCTTGCAAATCTATTTTCAAAATATGACGGATCCCAAGGATATATTTTTATCGACAAAGACAATGATTTTAACGATTGCTTTGGCAGTGTAAATACCGGAGCGCCGTTGGTAGCAAAAGATCTTTATACCTTACTTGAAAGTTATAAAGCTGAATTTCTTTCGTTTCTTGGTGTTAACAATGTGCAAAACGAAAAAGCGGAACGCCTTATCACCGATGAAGTAAATGCAAATAATCAATTTGTGTCTATTAACTTGGAAACCATGTTATATGAACGGAAAAACGCTTGCAAACAGATCAATGAACGGTTCGGTCTTGATGTATCTGTAAAACCGAGGGTACAAAGTGAAATTATTGAAAAGGATAAACCCGCCTTTGATGATGACGCAAATCCTGACGATGAACCGCAGGGGGTGAAGTAATGGCACGCTATACAACCAGTTTAGAAGTTGTTGTAAACAATTTATGCGAAAACAGAAATAAACCGTTGAATACCCGCGTTGAATCTGCGCGAAAAAATATTTTTGATTTTTCGTACCCAACCCCGCAGAAAATAGAAGATTTCAAGCGATACTTTGAAACACTTTTTATTTTTCATTATTTAACAGATGAGTTTGCTTTTGAAACTTACAACCTTTGGAAAGTAAAATTGCAAGCTAAATCAATGGAAGTCATGCCCGGCTACGCGAAAGCCTTTGATGGATTTGCACAGATGACCGCGGATTTGGCTGTTGCAAATCAAAAGTTTAATCGCAAAACAGATTCAAACGCCACAGGCAAAAGCAAATCAACCGGTTCTTTCTCAAATCAAAACGATTCAAATTCAACCATGCGTGGGGCGGCAAGCGATCTTCCCGGCAATATGATGAAAGCAAAAGATTTCGATTCCATTGAGTACGCGGACAGAGCAAATCTTGACACCGCTTCCAATAAGGCCACGGATAAAGGATCAAACACAAACACCAATGACACCACCACCAAAACAAATCAAATCGAAACAATAACCGGTTTAACCATGCCCGCTGGGGAAGTATTCCGGCAATTCAAAAATGAAGTAAACGGCCTTTATTCGGAATTGCTTGACGAATATAAAGACCTATTCATGCCACTATGGTATTAAGGAGAAAATATATGAATTATCCAAAGCCAAATGTTGACCCGATCGCGGTTCTTAGGCGGTTTTATTGCAACCGCATTCTGCCACAGGTCTACGATGATTCCTTGTCTTTTGAAGAATTGCTTTATGGCGTTTTGAAAAAGATGAATGAAGTAATTGAAAAAGTAAACAGTTATGATGAGTTGATAAAATATGTAATTGATTTACTTGAAAACCTTGATAAACACATTAAGGAAACGGTTACGGAACAGTTACAAAAATGGTACGATGACGGCACACTGAAAGAAATTCTTGCCGTGATCTGTGATCCCTATTTTGATGAATTCCGGAAAGAAATTGCCCAACTGAAAAAAGATTTTGTAACCTTCAAAAATCAACCGCATTCAACCTATATTGATTTTGAGCGGTGGCTGTTAGGTTGGACTTATCGCGGGGAAAATCTCGCCAACGCTGAACAGGAAACAGAGCGTTACCCAGTGAACCAAGGCGGGGCGCGATATACCATTGGTGGCAATCACTATTATGCTTGCGCTTTTGTGCCCCGGGGGCACACCCTTGAATTGCACCCCACCACGGCTGCGGTGGTTGTATTCAACTATTCAAATGGCGCACAGGTGACACGGCGAGATATTGAGGGATTAGGCCACGCCAATTCAATCGTTTACAATTCAAAAAGAAATAGTCTTTTTATTGCCACAAGTGAATTGAACGGTGCACCGTCTAAGACTATTTTTGAATTGAACCCTACAACACTTGCAACGATTCAAAAGTATTCAGCGCCTGCCGGGTACAATGAAAGCGCAGTATCTTCTGTTGCTTACGATCAAACCAACGATCAAATGTACATTTCACAAGGTCTGAATGTGTACGAATGGGATCCGGCAACAAACACCGCGTCAAATATGGTGGCACTTTCAAACCCGGGCTTTGACTATATTATGCAAACAATTAAGGCCAACGCAACCGCCTTTGTAATGCTCACTTATTCCCCGAATACGATTCGCATTTACGATAAATCGGGCGTTTACCTTCGGCAATTCACCATTCCCCAATATTTGGACAATCAGCGTTTTTGGTCGGGAGAGTTTGAGGATTTAACTGTAAATGATAAATTCTATGTGTATGCCAATTCGCAAGGTATAACTGCCGTAAACCCCACGGATTCAATGATTTCGATATGGCGAGGTTCTCTGTTGCAGGGGACACCGTCCTCGATTAAACAGACCACCACGCAGGGGCAGGGTGTGGGATATTCCAGTTTCAACAATATTGTTTACGTTGACAAAGACGCGGATACCGGCGGAATATATCACATGAACCGGTCACCTGATGGCACAAAAAGCAACCCATTCAATCAAATTTTTCAAGCTATGGACTTACTCGCCTGCCCGATTTATCACCAAGAGTTAGAGATCCGTGTAAAAGATACAACCGGTTCTTACCGATGGTTCAATATCGCAAACGGCGGCAATGTTTACATTTCCGGACGGTATACTTCCAACGATCCGCCCACCACAAAACCTAAATTGATGGGTTTGGTTATTCACAATTCAAATAGTGTAACGCTGGATAATTTGGAGATTGCAAATTCAAACACCAATGACGCGAATTTACCGCATACAATCCGCGCGGTAAATGTGAATAAGCTACTTTGCAACGATGTTGACTTGATTTATTCCTCAGGGAAAACCGCTTACAACATGCTTAACACAACACTGATTCTATCCGGTGCCGGTTCCGGCACATTGAAAGAATGGCCGACTACACCTTGCATTCGATTGCAAAGAGGTTCCCAGCTTTACGGATACGAAAAGCACAATATTGGCGTAAACATTGAATCCGATAACACCCTTATTTGTCAGCGTAAAATCTGTGACGCGCAAAACAGAACTTCCGGGTCGATTGACACCCGCTCCGATGGCGGTGTACAAATTTGGTCGGCTGAAATGATTTCAAACATCGTTCAGCATTCATCCAGAATCGGGGTTCGCTATCACTCCAGCGCTTCAGGTGTTGAAAGAATTCAATATTTCTATGGGTTCAAAAGCGGTTCAGCCTTTACAATGCTAGTCACTGAGGGATCAAACACAATCAAGGTTGCGTTTGACGGAAGCAGGGCTTTCACAGTATCGGACGCTAACGGGCTTGTTATTGACGGCATTGTTTTCGAGGGGTGATTAGAGTTACAGTTGAACAATTAACTATAATTCTGTCGTCTGCGGTCACGCTGGTGGGCACTTCGCTCACCGCGTGGCTTGCAAACTCAAAAACTTTGTACAGAATTAAACAGCTTGAAAAGAAACAAGAACAGTACAACAATTTGCAACAACGCGTTGCACTTCAAGAACTGCGCCAGCAGGTAGCAGATCACCGTATTCAAGATTTGGAGAATAAAATAAAATGAAAAATGTTTCAAAAGATACCATTATCCGTACAATCGTAACTTTTGTTGCGCTTGTTAATTCAGTTTTAACGATGATCGGCAAAAATCCGCTTCCATTTTCTGATGATGAAGTTTATTTGTTTTTTTCCACACTTTTAACAGTGTTTTCCACAGTTTGGAGTTGGTGGAAAAATAATAGCTTCACTTCTGCGGCCATTGCCGGGGATATTGTTAAGAATGAAACAAAAGAAAAGGGGTACACAGAATGACCTTCGATCAGTTTTACAATTCATGTAAAGGTAAACTAATTGACTATGACCGTGTGTCCGGTGCCCAGTGCGTGGATTTGGCTAAGGTTTACTTAAGTTCCTGCTTCGGCATTAAACCCGGAGCATGGGGAAATGCAGTTGACTATTATACAAACTTTGAAAAAAGAAAACCCCTTGTTGCAAATTTTGAAAAAATCGCAAACAATCCTACTTTTGTACCATTAAAGGGTGATATTGTTGTATGGGGCGCAAAAATCGGCCCTTATGGGCATATTGCCGTAGCTACCGGAAACGGAAATACAAAGTGGTTTGAATCGTTTGATCAAAACTGGCCGCGCGGTTCTTCCTGCAAAAAAGTGAAACACACATACAAGGGTGTTTTAGGTGTGCTTCGGCCGAAAATGCGCGGTGTTCTTTTTGACTATCCCAAGCCAAAAATCGGATCGACAATCACATTGACTTATGTACGCGGCGTTTACAAGGGTGCAGGCGCGAACACAGGCCGAAAAAAGATCAAGGAATTGACTTCGGACGGTAGAAAGCATTGTTTGAATCGTGATGAAAAAAACAACATTGCATACCTAAAACGCGGCACCAAATGTACTATTATTGAATTGGTTTACAAGAGCAATAAAAATATTTGGGCGCGGATCCCCTCTGGCTGGATTTGCATATACGATTATAATATTGCCTGCAAGAGGTACAAATAAAAAGACCCGGGGAGCAATCCCGGGTTCTTTATTTTAGCTGAAAAATAAGATTCTCACTTCCGATATATTTTGAATTGTTGAAAACAATTCGTCATTGCAATAAACGCATTTTGTTAAAAGGAATTCGTTGAATTTGATTTGAATATTGGTGCCGACAAATGTGGCGCCGGAAAAAGTTTTTAATTCAAGCACCTTGTAACCTCGATCTGCAAGGATTGCTTGTAATGCTGTTGATACTGCTGGTTGCATTTTTTTCTCACCTTCTTTTACTTCGTGTTCAGGGTTTGGCTCAAACAGAAAACAATCATCAACCTCAGGGAATTCAGCAAATATACCTGTATTATTCAAACTCTTGCATATTTTGTAATGTACACAATTCATGCATTTCATTTTTCATATCTCCTTATTACATTTCGTGCAGCGTGCATTGACTTGGCGTTTGCGTTCATTTTGAATGTCAACGCAACAAAATTGTTTTCTTCGTGAACTTCAATTAGATAGCGTATCAAATCCAAAGCTTTTGAAAAATAAATAAGACCTCGGACGCCAGTCAAGGTATTTGGCGCTCTTAGCGTTATTTCTTTTTTACCTTTTAACACCTGATTTATGAATGAAGCGAAAAACCTCTCAAATGACTTTTTTATTTCTCCGTCCCTGTCAAAACATTTATCAGCCCAAGCGAATTGTTGTTTGATTAAAAATCGAATCACTTTTTACACCTCGTTAAAATCATTGATTTGGAGCACCGTTTTACCGAGTTGTTTAATTTCTCGTAGAAGGGCAAAACGGTTGTAATTCAACTGTTCATAAAATTTTGACCCCAAGCGAACAACCTGGATGAAAGGTTCTTCGAAGTGGTCGACCAGCACATCAATCATGTTTTGATCTTCAAATGTCAAATCGGCGTATTTTACAAAGGCGTTTGCACCACTATCAAAAATAAGAATTGGATTGTTAAGATCAACAAAATAGGCTATTGAAAATCCTGTTTGACGATTCCATCTTTTTTGAATGCTCATAATTTTTACTCCTTTTAATTAAGTTGTTTCTTTCCTCATTTCTTGTCTTAATTATATCACGAATGCCCAAATCTGTAAACAGATTTGGGCAAATTCGCTGAAATAATCTACACTGTTTATTAAAATCGTGTTCCGCGCTCGCGTATCTTGAATGTGGATTCGCTTAACTCTACACCACCTTGCACGGCTTTACTTTTCAGAATTCCAAAATATTCTTGCTCGGTATTGAAGTTGTCAAATGTGATTTGATTTTTTACTACCTCATTTTGCCCAAGTCCTGCGGCCTTTACATCAAGGTTGCCCTGCTCGTCCTCTTCTATATACAATTTTGCGCCAAGGAATTTAGCCCGCGAAAAACTGCTTTCATGTGCCATGCAATTAAATTCTGTGTCACTAATTTTTACGCCTGCTGGCGGCTCGTCACCTAATAAATGTAAACTATCTGTATCACAGTAGCAACACCGGTCAACGTTCTTTATGAAAAGAGTTTGAATAAACCGCCGGGCATAGGCTGTCACGAATGCGGCCACAGGTACATACACTGTTTTAGCAGGCCGCGGGGTTTCAACTGTTTGATATGCAAGGATTCCTTTATCGTTAATATATGGGCGTTTCACAAATTTATCATTACTGGCACCAAATTTTCCATAAAGTGAATTAAGAAACAATTTTGCAATACTTCTTTTACCTGCGTTTTTTTCAATAGTGGCCTGCATTTTCATTTCTTTGAAATGATTGACATAGTCAATAAAAATTCCTGATCGTCCTATAAATTTATAGCCGCCTATATATTGAATTTCTTTTATAGTATAACACTCGTAAAACATTTCTAAATCTACATTAGTTAAATATAGATTCACCATTAAACAACCGGTGGTTGTTACATATTCGCGAGGGTTGAACCGTTTATCATTCTTTATTTGTATTGTTGGAATTTTGCCTTTTTTCAATTCAAACTGTACGGTTATGAACTGTATATATAGCGAGTAAATTGGATCGTCTTTATATTTACCCTCAAAGAATACCGGGGTTCCTACTGGATATTTGTTGCGTGGATCACTCATTACCGAGGGGTACAAGCTGTTTACATCGTATACCCTGCCATGGCCTACCGGCTTACCTTTGAATTTTGGATTGACATAGCAATAGCCACCCTTATAGGCGCGCTTTAGTAGGTGGTACAAATCATCGTCAAGGTGCGGAAAGTATGTTAAAAACTCATAATTTGAATAGTAACTATTTTTCTTATAATACCTCATAGCGTTTGAAGCTATGGTATTGCGCTCGTGCCCCTCATTCCTGAATTGCTTAATTGCTTTGGCTACAATAATTACATCGTTGGTAATATATTTAACTTCTTCCGGGGTCATGGTGTAGTTATATCCGCGAAAGGTTGCATAGTCTATAGCCCCTTTTTGCTCTTTTATTCCGAACGATTTAGCAATTTGCGAAACACTCATATTGAATATTTTTAGTGTATCGTAAATTGTAACATGCTTTCGCTTTGTGAAGTTTATTCTGTAATTATAATGAACGCCTATTGAACTGATTAAGCATTCAACTGTTTTTGCTTTTCTTGCTTTTGGATTGTCATTATATTGCCATTTTGCAATTCCTAATAAATAGCTTAAAATGTAACTACCGTCAAATTTTAAGTTATGAAAACCGATTAAAGATCCGTTTGGAAGTTCGCGAATTGCTGAAAGCCAACTTTCAATATTATTTCCGAATTGAATATTTGACAAATTATCAACCTCGACAATAGACCACGCCCACACAGACATGACCCCAGTTTCCGGATCCTTTTGTGTTTCAAAATCGGAAATATATTCGTTCATTTTACAATACCCTTTACACCGTTTATTGCCGTTCGCATTCTGTCATACGCTTCTTGGTATTTGCTTTCGTCCTTAGACTCATAGGCCGCCCACATCACTTCTACCGCTTCAGGCCACGCACGGTTTACTGAATCTACCTGAATTAGCAATAGGTGTTCCCATTCGCTAACTAAATCCATAAAGCCAAGCGCTGTTAATGCTATTACAACATTATCTTTGAATACCTCTGCCCGCGCTTCGTTGAATGATTCAAAGGTTTCTTTTTGATATTTATACATGAATTCTTTTAAGGCTTTTGCAGATTTGAATTCGGTTTTTGCAGGCGTTTCATTTCTAATGAACGATTGTATGCTTCGCTCTTGTTGTTTTTTTATGATTCGCGTTGTTTGAGTTTCGATGGTTTTATATTTTCCTAATGTTATAAATTTTTCCTGCCGAACCGCTCGCCCGGTTTCGCGAATTCTGTTTAATAATTCGTTGTATTCTTCTAAGGTTGTTATTTTTGCAAATTCTTTCTCAGGATTTAATAATTTAGGCAATACAACACCTTCATATTTACCATGCGCTTTTAATGCGGCGGCTCTGCGTATCTTATAATTATATCCGCGAATGGCGGCGGCAAGTTCTGCTTTGCGCTGTTTAGTATGAATAAATTTCTTCATATTCTTTCACCAATAAATGATTATAGCCCGGTTTTACCGGGCTATAATTTTGATTTTTTAATAAATTTACAGTACAGTAAATTTATAGGTGTGGCCGTTCTTCGTCTTGACCTGACAAGGAACGATCTGCAAGGGTTCAGCAAAATCCGAACCCCAAATGGAGCGAACAGCCTTAACACAGCTGTCGACACCCAGAGCCATAGACATGTAGGCGGCTCCATCTTCGCAAAGGAAGAAATAACGGTTGACCGGCTCGCCCTGATCGTTTACAGCGGGCTGGTCGATGATCTGCACCACGGACAGCGTTTTGTTTACTGCTTCACTGAACGGACTTGCATTCGTCAGTGCGCGAAAAAGGTTTACTTTGCTTTCATGAGTTGTTGCGGTTGCAATGAGTGCGGTTGTTTCCATAGTTGGTTTCTCCTTTTGTTTTAGATTAGTTTTGTTTGGTTTTGTTCAAAGGGTGAGCGCTCATTTCCTTTGATAGCTATATTATACCATAGGCGATACGATTTGTAAAGATTTTTAATGGTTCGCTCATTGTATATTTTCATAATACAATCTGTATAGAGCAGGACCGGAGCCGAGTTGGTTCGGTTGGGGAAAGTTTATTTGTTTACTAAAATGACAATACT